CGAGATAGCGTAGCGTCTCGTGGGCTCGGAGATGTGTATAAGAGACAGCTTCGTACCCAACTGAAGGCAGATGCTTTAGCACGGGCTGCTAAGTCTGAGTAATCTATACAAGGTAGCGGTTCATTCCGCTACCAATTTCAACCTCAAAAGGAGTTAAACATGGAATATCACTGTGTACATCTAAACAAAACGGCAGTCGTCAGGTCAGCAGACCAAGGAACAACTGCATTTGAATGGAAACATGGATGCAGAATTATCCAGTCAAACGGGATGCGCCAATTCGCATTCAAAGATCATCTAAAAACACTTGGGTACAACGTACTTGAAGTAGATGATTGGAATCACATGATGAAATCTAAACAAGATCCAATGAATGTTCCTAATAACAATTTCATTTCAACTCGTGTAATACGAGACAAATGGGATTCTAGACCTGAAATTTATTAAGGAATTGATTATGAATGATATTACAAACATTTACCAAGTAAAAACTGAAGTCAAATATAAACTTTCAGATTACTTAGGCGCTGTATTTATGGCTTTAGCCATAGGTGTTCCTTTTGCAATCTACTTCTGGAGATATTGAAATGAATAAACGAATTAAACAACTTGTTAAACAGGCTAAAGATCATGCTGACTATTACGCCATGCTGTCTGACGGGATGGAACAAGAAATCTTTACAGAAAAGTTTGCCGAGTTGATTGTGTGGGACTGTATGCTTATCTGTGAAGATGTTATGAAAAAAGATAATTCTGCGCTTGGTTGTTGGAGTGAAATCAAAAGAAAATTTCGGAGTTGAATGATGAAAGTCAAAGAATTAATTGAACTATTGGAAAAAGAGCATCCAGACGCAGAAGTTATCGTCGCCGACAATGGTAGTATGCTAAAAACAGGCTCTGTTGCGTTAACTGTTGACTACAATTTTGACAATGACCAAGATACAGGTGAATTCTTTATCGTAACTGAGGAATGGTAAAGAATGAACGAGAACTATCTACCCATCTGTACCCATTGCTATGGTGTTCGGGTTGAGCCTCATCGTGCTAAAGCTATACGACCAACATGTATGGCTTGTGGAGAAATCCTGGCACGTAAGGTGCAACACACTATAGCTCCCATCAATAAGAGCAGCTACATGTTGATCAGCAACATGGATGAACTCAAACAACTTAACCCAAAGAGGACAACATGAGAATGAAAGACTTTCTGTTAGGACTTGAAGATGATCTACGTAGTAGGGGTAACTACTGCTGTTATTGTTTACAGCCTCAAGATGGCAAGATCTCTTGCTGTCAAGAAAATCATTTTGTTCCATTCAACGATCTCTACGAAGAAGATCAAAAAGCAATGATTCAAGAAGCTGTTGATGAATATGCTGAGTGGAGTAAGACTCAGTGAGCGAGAGAGTCCTCGAGCTTAGCTCTGCGGTGTACGCAAAGCCCGGCAAGCCTGTTCCCGCCACCAGAGGTGGCAGGGGCTTGCGATGGGCTTCGCTCAAATCAATCATCGGGCTAGCCACCCCGCGCAAGCGTGGGCGGGGATGGCTTCGCCCTCTTTAACTTTCAAGGAGATAGATATGTTCAATCAACTTTTGTGGTTCATAGAATCAAATGATTATGACGATGTTCTGGTAAGCATTAACATCGACACCCCTTTCGAGGATGAGACAGTACAACAACAATTGGAATTATTTGAAGACGAACTGGCGTAACAAACTTCGATATGGTCTTAGCAATAGGATCATATCTAGGCAATGTTGCCTGTGAGGGAGAAACAAATGGATGCTCACATGATGTCCACTTTGTATGCTGCTGCTACTGAGAGTCTTGTCTCAGATGCTTCAGCTACAAGTACATTCGAGAAGATGATAGCTGTTGCGTTTACGCACAGCTCAGTTGAAACGTTTGCTAAAGACCTGCGGGATACTGAGAAGCAAATCAAGAAGGACTACGAAGTCAGTTCAATGCCAGGTCCTTGGAGATCAGCTAAGTCAGTCATTCACACAGCTATGAAGCTCAGTATCAAGCTCATTGATGACAATGGAAGTTATTGCGGTAAAACATTTCTGCAAAACAAAATCAAAGAACTGAAGATTCCCAAAGAAGAAACCAGTGCTGAAGATTATGCCAACAAAGTTATTAGGAACTTGATGAATGTCCCTGAAGGTATGGATGCTCTCAAAGTGTTCAAGCTTGTGAAGGAGTTTGTGAATGCGAGTGGTAAGTAATGCTGACTAAAGGCATTGAGGTAATGAAGTACATACGAGCAAGTGCTGGCAGAGCTGGCATTTCCGTTGTATTTGAAGACGCTAATCAACCTAGACATGATGGTAAAACCATCTATCTGCCTAGGATTGTTACCACAACCACGGAGTTAGAACTCAAACAACTAATGGCATCAACGGATCACGAAGTGGCCCATGATCGTTTTAGTTCGTTTGATGTTCTCAAGAAGAAAGAGATGCACCCCCAAGGTATGTTGATGTTTGTATGGAACTTCTTAGAAGATTCCAGAATTAACTACATTGAGGCTGTAGAGTACCGTGGTTTTAAAGAGAACTGGGATGATTGCAGCTCTATATTGATTGAACAAATCATAAAAAGATGCAAGGAAGAACCAACTCCAGCTTCAACACTCATTACAGCTATGTTTTGTTGGGAGGTAGTTCTAACAGGTTCTATGTTCCCTCAAATAGAACTTGCTGTGAGCAAAGCAACTCCTAACAAGAAGGTTCTGGATGTTCTTAATAACTTTACTGATCGTCTTGCTCATTGTTATACGATCTTGGATAAAGAAATAGGAACTGAAACAACCTACCAGTTGGCTATAGACATCCTCAAAAAACTTGGTGAAGAGTGCAAAGTTGAACTGAAGCCAAAGCTTGTCAAAGCTATCAAAGGTGATGGTGATGGTAAATTAGAAAAATCCGGTGGAGAAGAAGAAAAAACAGATGGTTTAACCTCTGACACACCGAATAAAGATGGAGAGAAAGGTGAGAACAAACATGACGAGTACAAAATCATTGAGCTAAAAATCACTGAAGATGAGCTGGCTGCTTATTCTTTGACTATGCACAACGAAGATGGTGAGGACATGGGTAAGGTTGGTATCAACTTTGAACCTGTAAAAGAAAAAGATGGTTGGGACTTAACTGACTATGAGAAATTCATAATTATTGATTACCCCAAAAACACAGGTCCAGAGCACTATCTTACACGTAAAAAAACCACTAATTTTCTTAAAGAGTATCGTAATGATGTTGAACCACAACTGGTTTCACAAGAAAACTTTGCTCAACAAGTTCGTAGGTTGATTCAAATCAAAGCCAAGGTACAACGTCAATACGGAGTTAAGAAGGGCAAGCTAGATCAATCTAGGTTGTCTCGTATCTGTTTTGATGCACCTGGGTTCAATGAGCGTGTGTTTAAGAACAAGATTGACAACAAAACACTGGATGCTGCTATCACCGTACTGGTTGATATGTCTGGGTCTATGCAAGGAATGAAAGCGTATTACGCTCTAGCTTCTACATTGTTAGTCAATGAAGTCTGTTCAACTTTAAATATTCCTCTTGAAATTGTTGGATTTACTGATGGAAAACTTAATGGATTTACTGATTGGGTTCCCATGATGTTTATCTATAAGAGTTTTTCTGATTTAAAAGTTGATTCAGATGCAATAAAGAAATATTTTGAATTAAGTAGTTCCCATATGACTGGAAACCCTGATGGCGAAAATATTCTTTGGGCGCATGATCGACTTATTAAACGTAAAGAGAAAAAGAAATTGCTAATTGTCATGTCTGATGGCAGTCCAGCAGCTTCTAAAAGTTCTTTTGGAATAGGTAAATTCACAGACACAGTAATCAAAGAGATAGAGAAAGCAAAGTCAGTTGACATTTATGGTTTGGGTTTGTGTAGTAGCTCAGTACGGGATTACTACCAATCACACAGCATAGTCAACCAACCAGAAGAAATACCAAGCAAGTTGTTAGAACTCATAGAAAGGAAAATTATCAATGTCTGACCCAGAAGTCAAAACCACAACAAAAGTCGAAGACCTTGTTAAAACCAAGATCAAAGAAGCAATGGAAAAGCGTAGAGTTTCAACAGCAGAAACAACATACGACATAGCTTCTGATACTTATGTAACTGAAACACCAGAAGGCCCTGTAAGAACACGTCCTGATCTTAAACCTAATCAAACTTATTTCTCTGACTTGTTCAGAGAGCTTTGGATTATTGACAGAGAAGACTTTGGTGTCACTATGTTCAAACACATGGCTACGGATTATCCTTGGGATGAACGTATAGCCTCATTTGTTCCTAGTATCAATCCTGCCTACGTCATTGACAAAGACTTGGCTGCAAACGTTCTTAGAGCATGGGAGTTAAATGAAAGAGTACTCTGTTACGGGCCTACGGGGGCTGGTAAATCTAGTCTTATTGAGCAGCTTTGTGCTCGTACTGGTCGCCCTTTCGTTCGGGTTAATTGTACTGGGGACATGGATACCTCAATGATCTTTGGTCAGTTGACGGCTAAGGAGGGTTCAACAATCTGGGTAGACGGTGCTGTAACAGAAGCTGTACGTTATGGTGCTGTGTTTGCTTGGGACGAATGGGACGTAACTCCTCCAGAAATTTCTATGGGTCTGCAATGGCTCTTAGAGGACGAGGGCAAGCTTTTCTTGAAGGAGATGCCCGGAAGTACCAAAGACAAACAAATTGTCCCTCACGAGCATTTCAGGATCGTAGCTATTGGCAACACACAAGGCCAAGGTGACGAGACTGGTTCACATGCTGGTACTAACGTTCAGAACTCTGCAACTCTTGACCGCTTTGGCACTGCTATCTACGTTGACTATCTTGAAGCTTCTATCGAAGAAAAGATGTTGACTAACAGATGGCCTACAACAATCACAACTAAAACAGCTAAAGAGCTTGTCAAACTGGCTAATCTGATCCGCAACGGCTACAAAGCTAGCCAATTCAATCTAACAATGTCTCCACGGTCATTGTTCAGCATCTGCAACAAGGTTTCTTTTGGAATGTCCTTGAGAGCAGCTTTCAGTCTTGTTTACCTGAACAAATTAAACGACACACAGCGTAAGGTTGCTGATGAGTTGTTTACCAAGATTTACGGTAACAAAGAAATCTAAAACTACAAAACCATATAGCCTTCCTTCAAGGGAGGGCTATGTATTTTGGGCTTTAAAAAAAATGATCAACCGCAAACTAATCCTTGACAATGCTCCGTCCGTAGTAGGACAGCAGATACACATCAATCACACGGAGTGTGAAGCAGGTGTAGACAACAAACGTAGGCTATACATCAAGCGGGAAGCTACTGCTATTGTGGCTTACTGCCACCATTGCAATCAAAAAGGCTTTGTTAAAGATGGTGACGAAAGATTGTCTACCTGGATCAACAAACCAACAACATCTGTTACTAGTAGCACTAAGCCTGTGATAGCTTCTCTTGCTGTCGAAGGTAAGCTGTGGCTGCACAGTCATTACTGCGATCCAACAAAAAACATATTTAATGGCGTAGCAGGGGAGCGACACAAAGTTGCTCTCACCCTGCATAACCCAGAACAGCAGCCGATAGGCTGGCAGGTACGCAACCTAGCACCTAACGCAACACCCAAGTACACAACACACTACACCAACAGCAGCTCCAAAGGAGATGCAGCTTGGTTTCATTATTTCAGTAAGACGCTAGTCATAACTGAAGACTACCTCAGTGCTTATAGAGTTAACCACGACACAAGTCATAGCTCTGTAGCGTTACTAAGAACAGCACTGTCAGATAAAACGCTAAGACAAATACACGATCTCAACTTTGAGTACGTGCTTATTTGGCTTGATCCCGATGAAGCAGGTGTACAAGGAGCAACAAAGGCATACAAGAAACTAAACCACTTCCTACCATCAACAACAAAGATTATCGTGCTTGGCATAGATAAAGAACCCAAACAATGTACACCAGCAGAGCTGTACGACACACTCATTTAAAGGACACAAATGAACATTGAGGATCACAAGTTTTTGCTTGAAGTTGCACATCGTGCAAAAAACCCAGAAATAGCAAGAGCCATCATTAACTCTGCTATCAACGGTATGCACGACAAGGCGGTGGAAAACCGTGAACACGCAGTGGACATGGAAACAGTGGCTTGCGTTGCGCTAAACCATCGTTTGTTTAAAGATAGCAGCAGACTCATACTTGACAAGTTAGAGAAATGGAAACATATGCACGGCTTGCGTTGGGACAATCAGATCAAAGCATTACAGGAGAAAGCAAAATGAACAACCCACCAGCATTTCCAACAGGCACAGGGGTTGCGCCATACAACCCCGGCATGACACTGCGGGACTACATGGCGGCAAAGGCTATGCAAGGAATGATGCATGACGTTGATCAACCACACTGTGATTACATTGCACAGAAAGCTTACCAAACGGCAGATGCAATGTTGAAAGCGAAAGAAACTAATGGACTATGACGTTCTCTATCTTTGCTCTCAAAGCAAAGAGAACCTAACCAAGTACAGACGGTACATCAAACCGCATGTAGTGGTTAAAGAAACCAACATCATTCTTGATGGTATGGACAAATACTACAAAACATTCCCAGGTGTAACAGAGTTCAATTGGGAATCTTTCTCTGCGTTCTTAATAGCAGATCAAAGCAAGCGACTGACTGACGATTCAATTGTCAAACTTCGCATGACCATAACAAAAGCAAGATCATTTGTTCCACACCATGCACACGAAGAAGTAATCAAGACTCTCATAGAGTTGGACTACCTTGCTCAGATCATGGAGGAATGTGAGAAAGTCAAAGAAGGCTCTAGCGACCTTGAACACGTTCACATCCTAGCCACTAATGCTCTTAAAGATGTGGAGAGATACATTGAAAAAGATGAGTTGTTTGTCTCGGCTGACCTTAGTGTTATTGCTGATCGGATTAGTAGCTCAGGATACGAATGGCGTTTAGATGTGCTTAACCGCAGTCTGGGTCCTCTACGTACTGGTAATTTTGTTATTGTTGCTGCACGAGTTGAGGTAGGTAAGACAACGTTCTTGGCTAGTGAGATCAGTTATCTTGCACAGCAACTGCCTAAAGACAGACCTGTTGTATGGGTCAACAACGAAGAGGAATCTTCTGTTGTGTTCTTTAGGATTGTTCAAGCTGCACTTGGTAAAGAATCTAAAACAATCATTGCTGACTCTAAGACAGCTATGGCTGACTACACAGCATTGATGGGTGGTAACAAGGACAAAATACGTGTTACTAAGGACATGAACCACGTTCGTGACTTAGAAACATTGTTCCGTGAAGTTAACCCAAGTTTGATTGTGTTTGACCAACTTGACAAAGTAGATGGCTTTAACAAATCTGACGACAGAGAAGACATCAAGCTTGGCAAGATATACAAATGGGCTAGGGAACTTGCAAGAAACTATGGCCCAGTTATTGCTGCATCACAGTTGTCTGCTACAGCAGTAGATATGAAAGACCCTCCGTTTATTGGTTTAGATGCTCTGCGTGGCTCTAAGACTGACAAACCGGGTGAAGCTGACGTAGTAATCACTATTGGCAAGTACAAAGAACCCAAGAGTCCAGAGGAAGAGATGATCCGAACAATCAATGTTCCTAAGAACAAACTCCCAGGTGGCGGGCCTAAGCATATGGAATCAGAACGTCACGGACAGTTTCTTGTAACTATTGATCCTATTCGTGCAAGGTATGAGTGAACTCTATTCATTTGATTGGACAGACCCAAGAGGAGGAAGCATGACAAGTGCCACATACAAAGCAGCAATTGATGAAGCAACAGTGCAAATGGAATTGTTTACATTGTTTGAAGAGAATGTTGTTGAGATGGAGTATGTAGGCAGCAGAGTAACTTGTGTACCAGCTCCTACAGACACAGATGAAGACGTTTTAATTCTTACAGATAACTTAGGTATTTTTGTAAGAAGATGTAACAAAGCAGGTTTTAAAGACACAGGCTCTTACACAGGAGCAGCATTTCATTCTTTAAGACACGGAGAAATCAATCTAATCATCACAAATGAAAAGGAGTTTTACGATAAGTTTATGCTTGCAACTCATGTGTGCAAGTGCTTAAACGTGTTAGACAAGCAGCACAGGATCATTGTGTTTCAATCAATTCTTTATGGAAAGGCGTATGGAAAACCATGACCATGCCCATTTTTGCAGCAATTGACGTTGAGACAACACTTAACGGCAATGAAGATATAGGACTAGCTCATCCTATGCACCCTGACAACAAAGTCGTAGCCTATGGTATGTGCATAATAGAACCAAGAACTACGTATGATTGGAATATTTTTAGAGGTTACATAGATGGATTGATGTCCAGAACAGTTCTTTGTGGACACAACTTTTCTTTTGATTTGATGTATCTGTACAAAGAAAGCACAGGACTTAAAAACAAACTGCAACAACACAAGATTTGGGACACACAACTGGCAGAGTACATCCTGTCAGGACAACGCACCAAGTTTTCTAGCTTAGATGAGCTGTCTGTTAAATATGGTTTGCCTCTTAAAGACGACACCATCAAAAAGTATTTTCAAGCAGGGTTAGGTTCTGAAAAGATTCCCCCAGAGGAATTGATTCCTTACCTAGAACAAGATGTTATTAATACCAGAGCCATTGCTCAAGCACAGTACAAACGTGCTGTAGCAGCAGGGCAACTCATGTTGATTGAGACTCAGATGGAAGCACTTCATGCAACCACAGAGATGCAGTTCAACGGATTACACGTTGATAAAGCAAGACTGGATGAATACACAGTTGAAGTTGTGGATAACTTTGTAGATGTCAAACTCAATCTTGAAGCATTGGCAGCAGGTCATGTAGAAGACATCAACAGCCCTAAGCAGTGGTCACAATTTTTCTTTGGTGGTAAGAAAAGAGTCAAAGTCAAAGAAGAAGTAGGTGTTTACAAGAATGGCAATGCCAAGTTCAAGCTTGTAGAGAAGACAGTGGTCATCAAACCATTCATCAACTACGTACCAGACCCAGAGAAAGTGTCTGCAAAGACAGGACAAATCTCAGTTGATGACTCAGTGCTCAACGACATGTTGAAGCACACGTTTGATGCTAAAGCAATTGCAATAATCAACGGTCTGCTCAAATACAGAGAGCTGGCAAAACAACTGTCAACGTATGTGCAAGGCTTAAGCAAGCACATCATTGGTGACTTCATTCACGGCAAATTAAATCACACAGCAACAGTCACAGGTAGGTTGTCCTCAACAAATCCTAATTTACAAAATATTAGTAATAACCCCATTAAACAAATTTTTAATTCCAGATATACTGATGGATTAATTATTGAGGTTGACTTTAATCAATTGGAGGTTGTGGCTCTTGCCCATGTTACTAATGACAAACAACTTATTAAAGACATTAGTGGTGGAGCTGACATTCACTCAGAGTTGTACAAAGATATGTTTGGTAGGTATCCAACCAAGGAGGAACGTAAACCATTCAAGTCTCGAACGTTTCAGTTAATCTACGGTGCTGGCGCTAAAGCTATTAGCAAACAAGCAGGTTGTACCTTAGATGAAGCTAAGAAGTTTGTAGATGTGTTCTACGGTCGTTACAAAGCAGTAGCTAAGTGGCACACAGAGTTTGCAGCAATGGTTGAATTAAGAGCTACAAACGATCTTAATGAAGATGGATTTAGGGAAAAGTTCAGAACCTACGTACATCAGACTGAGACAGGCAGGAAGTTTTGTTTTTCAGAGTATTACAACGAGGATACATGGTCTACAAGAACCTACAACTTCAGTCCAACGGAGTTTAAAAACTATCCTGTTCAAGGTTTAGCTACTGGAGATATTGTTCCAATGATGTTGGGAGTTATCTTTAGACAGCTAATAGGCAGAGATGATGTGAAGATGGTTAACACCGTTCACGATTCTCTAATGTTTGATGTTATGTCTGATTACTCAGACGAGTTTATTACGGAGATCACAACAATTCTTAAATGTACCCACATGTACTTTGAAGAAACATTCAAGATACCGCTGGCTCTCAAGCTCAATGCAGGAGCATCAGTTGGTAAAAATTGGTACGAGATGAAGGAAACTTTGAAATGACAATGCAGACAGGTATCGTAGAAGCAATTTCTACAAAAGACGTAAACACCAAGTTTGGTACAAAGCCAACCTTCTCAATGAAAGTAGGTGGCACTTGGATCAAATGTGGGTTTAAGAACCCCAATGTTGCAGTTGGTTATGAGGTTGAGTTTGATGGTGTAAGCGGTACTTATGGAGTGGAGACTAAAAGCGTCAACATTCTCCGCAAAGCAGACGCAGCACCTACCCCGTCAGGGGCAACAACAGCACCCGCTGTAGCGGCTCCCAAAGCCGCCTACAGTGGCTACAAAGAGAAGGTATTCCCAATTCCTGCTCTACATGGTGACAGGGCTATCGTTCGTCAGAACGCCTTAGCTCGTGCCACAGACCTCTACATTGCAGCTCGTGGGGGTAAACCCTTTGAGTTGGAACTTTCTACTCTTGATCTTGTAGTCACTCTTGCTCGTAAGTTTGAAGCTTATACAGCAGGGGATATTGACATGCAGGAAGCAATGGAAGAAACTACTGCTGAGCAGTTGCCGTAAACCTTTGTGAGAGCCGTAAAAAGCTCTCACTTTTTTTTTTTGAGAAAAACAAATGAACATCACAATGCACAAACGTAAACCAGGTCGTCCTAAAAAAGTTGAGAGTACACCACAATCCATATCTACAAAAAAGGTATACAAAGCAGTAGGTTTAGAAAAAGAAGTGTACGAAAAGCTTGATGTTATTAGGAACAGGTATTCTGTTGAGTTGGGTTTTGTAATGTCTTACTCACAAACAGTTGCTTATGTAACCAGGGACATTAAGTGAAAGCACTCATTGACGGAGACATAGTTGTGTACCGTGGAGCTATGTCAGCAGAAAAAGAAGAACAATGGGTAGCCTTAGCAAGGGCTGACCAAATGATTCAAGACATCCTTGCTGACACAGGTGCTACGTCTTACAACGTGTATCTAACTGGCAGCGGTAATTTCCGTAGGGAGCTTGCTCCTAGCTACAAAGCTAACCGTCCTGACTCAAGACCAACACATTGGCAAGCTGTGCGAGAGTTCCTAGTAACACAACACAAAGCACAAATATGTGATGGGTTTGAAGCAGATGATGAAATGGGTGTGCAGCAGGACAAAGAAACCATGAGTACGGTTATTTGTTCTATTGACAAAGACCTGTTACAAATTCCTGGCAGACACTACAACTTTGTAAAGAAGTTGCACAGTGTTCAGTCTAAGGATCAAGGTTTAAAACATCTTTATCTACAGAGTCTCATAGGTGACAGGAGTGACAACATCATTGGTGTAGCTGGCATTGGACCAGTAAAGGCAGAACAAGCTTTAGCAGAGCTTCTGCCTGAAGAGTGGTACGACAAGTGCCGTGAACTCTATAACGATGATGAGCGCTTTCACCTCAACATGAAGCTGTTGTATATATGGCAGAAACCAAACGATATGTGGAAACCACCTACAAAGGAACAACAAAATGATGGAAATTAGTATTGCAGATTTGTTTTTAATAGTCTGGGCAGTTACAGCAACTGTCCTAGCTTACTTAGAACGTTTACAAAAAAGAAATCTTATGTACATCTTGTCTGACATTCTTTCTAACGAAGAATCAAGAAAAGAAGCAGTAACCAAATGGCAAAGGGCGCATAGCAGATGATTAACCGATCAATACTTCCAAGAATGCCACCACGCTTTGCACATTGGTTATGTGCAGGTGAAGACCCATTCCTATTGAACAGCGACCAATTACTTTGGTTTGCTGCATTTGTAAAAGAAGCAGAAAGAACAGAATGAAAAGCCCAGAAATTTTTATTGACAATGCAAGACAAGCCTCTGAAACTATGTACCGAGATGGTAAAGCTGAAGACCGATTAGCTTTTAGAGTAGGTATGTTAGAGGCTTACATCAAAGGACTGTGCGACATTATTAATGAGTACGAACAAGAGATTGATAAAGTCACAGAACGGTTTATCGGTTAATGCCTAGACCTAAACGACACAACCCTGCGGGGTATCGCAGCGGCTTAGAAACTAAGTTTCAAGCTGCTTGCGAAGCAAAAGGGTGGAAGCTTGCTTACGAACAAGACAAGATCAAGTACGTAATACCAGCAAGTAACCACACCTACACACCAGATTTCACTGTTACTAAGAACGTCTACATAGAAACCAAAGGTCTATGGGTAAGTTCTGACAGAAAGAAAGCTGCACTTATCAAAGAACAACATCCAGACATCACTATTCTTTACGTGTTGCAACGCAACCAAGGCATAACCAAGAAGAGTAAAACCACTTACCTTGACTGGGCAGCTAAAAATGGGTTAGATGCTTGTACCTTCTCAGACATAACACATTGGCAAAACTACATCATGAGGCACATATGAAAATATCCCAAGAAGCAAACGAACGTAATCTTAAAGAAACACACGATATGCAAGAACGTTGGAAACAAATAGCAGACGTAACCTTAGCGTCTTTAGCAAGACCTGCTACACCCCAACAAAGCACCTTCAACAAAGGTACGTACAGACTTGGAGATGGAGAAAAGATTCAACCTGTACGACCTGGTAGTGAGGACCATAAAAAGTGGGCATCAAAAGGTTTGTTGTCGGATGTTCCTAATAACGTGGAATAAACATGACACAAGATGACATTATTCGGTTTGCAATTCAATGCCGCCTTGTGACAACAGGCAATCGTGACGGTTTATACATGGACGCATTAACAGAATTTGCCAACCTTGTAGCCGCCAAGAAGCAGGAGCGCATTATTGAAGCGGTTGAGCGTTTAGGTACATGGGCGCACATAACTGAAGTGGTAGCCAAAATCAGAGGTAAAGCATGATTATTTACATTGTTAAAAAACATAGACAAATTTATACAGGATGGTTTGGAAGTGGCTATGCAAAAGCATTTGAAATTCACAGCACTCACCACACAAGAAAAGAAGCAAACATAGAAGTAAAAAAGAAAAACAAAAAAGCAAAAGATTATTGCTACATAGTTGGAAAAGTAAAGTTAAAGGAACAAGCATGACCGAAAACGAAATCAAACAAGGGTTGTTGCAAGTTTGCAAAGTGAAAGGCTGGGACAGCGACATCAACATTGTTGGCTTTCATTCTCTGTGCGACAAGCTGAAGCAGCTTGGTGCCGCAGAAGAGCGTGAACGTTTTTACGGACAAGACAAGCCAGTCAAATGCGTCAAAGGTTGCCCACCACGCCAGATTTGTGATTACTGCCAAGTGGTTGCACCCGCTAAGGCAATGATCCTTGCCGAGCGTGAGGCGTGTGCAAA